GGCGTTCGTTTCGTTATGATTCTGTGCGACAAATTCAATTTTCTATCGGCGAACAGGTGTAAAAATGAGTGAAAAGCGTCTTTTTGTTGTCGAAACTGTAAATACTTTTTCTGAAGTTCACATTATTGAAGCAGAAAATGAAGAAATGGCGAAAAAAATCGCTGAAAATTCAGACTACAACGCTTCAAAATGGCTCGGAAGTCAAGTTTCGAATGTTTATGACTATGATGAACGTGAATTGCCTCGACTAAAAAAGTTGGATTCGTATTTTTTTGACGGATACGCTTGTGTTGATGATGAAGGTTACTTGTATTATCGTAAAATGAACGGCGAAGTGAACGGAAATATGCGCCGTGATAAAATTTTTGAAGAATAAATGTCTTGCATAATCAACGGCGAACTGAAAATGCCGCCAAAGTTACAAAATTCTTTTGGCGGCACAGAAAATATGGCTCGGCTTTTTCTAAAGTACGTGCCGGCAGACAGTTACAAAAATTTTCAGATTCATGTATCAAAATTAACGCAAGAAGTTGATTCTACAAAAAAACAATTGTTGTGGGTTCACGATAATCATTGTGACCGAGACACTTCTATTGGAAAATTAGACTTTGATTGGTATATTTTTGTTTCCGATTGGCAACGAAATCAATTTTTGCGTGAACATAATTTGCCAATTGAAAAAACATCGGTAATTGAGAACATTATCGATTTTGTTCCGGATTTGTCTATTCAAAAGCCAACTGATAAAGTGCATTTTGTTTATGCAAGTGTTCCGGATCGTGGTCTTGAAGTTTTGTATGAAGCATTTAACATTCTTTCGCAAAAATATAATAATTTGCATTTGACTGTTTTTTCTTCTTACAAACTCTACGCTTGGGATGATGTTGATAATTATTATGTTGAATTGTTAGACAAAGTTAAATCTCATAAAAACATAACTTATCATGGTTTTACACCAGATTACAACGAAGTGATTCAAGCGAAGTACAAAGCGCATTTCTTTTTGTACCCTTGCACTTGGCTTGAAAATTCTTGTATCAGTTTAATTGAATCATTGGCTTGTGGTTGTATTTGTGTACATACTGATTTTTCAGCAATGCCTGAAACTGCTGCGGGTCGAAGTATTGTATATGAAATGCCGTATAATCGTGAAGAACACATTATGAAGTGTTGTTACATCATGGATGATCTGATTATCAAATTGATCAACAACCAAAAAATTATGCCTAATTATGAAAGGCTGTTGTATAGGCACACAGCAGGACATTTTGTTGAGAAATGGCTTGACTTGTTCAAGAAATTGAGTTAAAATAGTTTTGTTCTTTAAAAATGTGTGCCCCTGTAGTTTAATGGTAAAACAGCGGATTTATATCCCGTGAGCAACAGATAATTGGCCAATGTGGGTTCGAATCCCGCCGGGGGTACCAAGACAGGAAGCGTGGCAGAGTGGTTGAATGCACCGGTCTTGAAAACCGGCGAAGGTTAAAATCTTCCGTGAGTTCGAATCTCACCGCTTCCGCCAGATGCGAGTATAGCTCAGTTGGTAGAGCACCGGACTTTTAATCCGTTGGTCGTGGGTTCGAATCCCACTGCTCGTACCATATTGAAGCACATTTAATCGAAAGCGTCCTCAGAACAGAAGTGACTGTCTGGTGAGTATGCAGGTAGAGAGGTGTAAAAAGCCCCCGCTGGTCACGGTTACCTTAAGTGTGTTTCAATATGGTAAAAAATTTAGGGCCGGTAGCTCATGCTTGGTTAGAGCAGCGGACTCATAATCCGTTGGTGGTCAGTTCGACTCTGACCCGGCCTACCAAAATATTTGTTGTATAAGTAAACAATTAAAAGGTAATAATAATGACTAAAAAAATGAAGTTTTTAATTATTGGTGGTGGCACTGCTGGTTGGATTTCAGCTCTATATTTTAGAAAATTTTTTCCAGAAAATTCAATCACTGTTATTGAAAGTTCTGAAATTGGTATACTTGGCGCAGGTGAAGGAACAACTCCACATTTCATTGAAAATTTTTTAAATGATGTTGATATTTCCGTTAACGATTTTATTAAAAATACAAAAGCGACCATTAAAAATGGAATAAAATTTACTAATTGGCATGGAGATAATGATTACTATTTTCATCCTTTTAATGATGGTCTTAAATACAGTTATAAAGAAAATGAATTGTTTGCTATTGATTATATAGCGAAAAGAAAAAATTTAAAAGATATTAGTTTGTCTAATTTGTGTAGTTTGCAAAATAAAATAACTCATTACCATGAAAAATCATTCTTTAGTATTGAAGGCAATTATTCTTTACATTTTGACGCTAGATTGACTGCTAATTACTTGAAAAGTATAGCTACCAGTAGAGGCATTCATCTCATAGATGATAAAGTGGCGTCTTCAATTCACAATGAAACAAATTTTGAAATTACACACATTGTTTTGGAAAATGGAAATAAAATAGAATGTGATTTTGTGATTGATTGCACCGGTTTTTCACGAAAAATTATTGGACAAGTTTTTAAAGAAGAATGGGTAAATTACAAAGATAGTTTACCTGTTGATAGAGCTCTTCCTTTTTTTATTTCAAATAATACTGAAAAAATTCCTCCTTATACAGAAGCGATTGCTATGAAGTATGGGTGGGTTTGGAAAATACCTGTTCAGGGTCGTTATGGTTGCGGCTATGTTTTTGATAGTGATTATGTTTCAGACGAAGAAATAAAAAAAGAAATTGTTGAAACTTTTGGTGATGTTGAAATACCCAGATTTTTTTCATTCAAAGCGGGTTATTTTAAAAATACTTGGGTTAAAAATTGTGTAGCATTGGGCCTATCTTCTGGATTTATTGAACCATTAGAAGCTACATCTATATGGGTTACAATTGCTAGTTTGAATATAATGTTGAGAGACTGCGAACAGGGATTTTTTGGTAATGAACAATCGAAAGTATTTTATAATAATAAAATTAGAAAATTGAATGAACAAATAAAAGATTTTATTCAGTTGCACTATATAACAAAAAGAAATGATTCGCCTTTTTGGAAAGAATATCAGACAAAAAATAAAATTGCAACAAGCATTCTTGAGTTTAATAAATGTAAAAATGCAATTGAAATGATTGAGGTTTCAAAAAAATATTTTAAACCTTTTCTGGATGTTTATAGTGTTTTTGGTGGAGTTAATATTTACAACCAAAAAATGTTTGAAGAACACTTTGAAAGTTTAGTAAAATTGCCAGAAAATAAAAATTACTTTGAGAAACTAGAAAGTTTTAAGAAGGAGTTGAAGATACACTCTGATTTTAAAGCCATCGATCATTATAAGTTTTTAAATTATATTAACAAAAATTTTTAACATTGCCATTTATTAATTTTTTTAGTGTATAATTGTTTACATGAATATTGAAAAACAACGCAAGATGCTAGGTGCATTAAAGTCATTTGATGTAAGTGACCATAATGTCTATGATTCTAAAGGCAAAGATGCTATGTTGAAGTTTTTAAATGCAAAACTTGCTCAATATAATTTGAAAACGATAGAGAATCCGAATAAGTATGGCATAGACTTACTTACATTAAATGATTTGAATAAAGTAGTACATTGTTGGGAAATTGAAGTACGACATGGAAATTGGCAAGGTGATGTTTCGTTTCCGTTTCGTGAAATTAATTGTATCGAAAGAAAAGATTATCAATGGCGCCGAGAAGAAGAATTTCTAAACAAAATTCCTTTTAACATGGCTAGTGATTTCAAAATTTCTTATGTACAATTGAATAGAGAATGTACGAGAGCAGTTATGATTGATAGTGACACAATTCTAAAATATCCGTTGAAGCAATGGTCAAACCGCAAAGCTGAAGGCGAATATGTTAGACAAGTGCCTATCAAAGAGACAGTACAAGTTAAAATAGCCCCTATAGCATGAAGGTCGTGCAGTTGCCTTGTAAGCATCAGGTGGGAGTTCGATTCTCTCTAGGGGCACCAAATAACGGGGTGTAGCGCAGTCTGGTTAGCGCATCTGCTTTGGGAGCAGGAGGTCGTGAGTTCGAATCCCACCACCCCGACCAATAATAAAAACTAAATTAAAGGAGAATTCAAATGACGATGAGTGATGGTGGTAAAGGTTCTAAACCAAGACCATTTAGTGTTTCGCAAGAAGAATATGAGAAACGGTGGGATGCCATCTTTGGTCGTGATTTGAAAGAAGACCTTAATTTGAAGAATGAGTTTCAAGATATATTATCAACCGAAGATTGTCTTTTGGAAGGTTTTGAAAAAAGAAAACAGGGGGATTAGCTCAGCTGGGAGAGCAGTAGCTTTGCAAGCTAAAGGTCAACGGTTCGATCCCGTTATCCTCCACCATTTTGTTCCGGAGTAGCTCAGTTGGTAGAGCAGGTGACTGTTAATCACCCTGTCGCTGGTTCGATCCCAGCCTCTGGAGCCAACAATATAAGTATAGTATGCGTAAGTTAAATTTAGATGAAGTGAAACAATTTATTGATGCACAATCGCCAGAAACAAAAATTTATCTTGGTTGCGATTCTGAACGGGTAATTGTAAATGATGTTTGGCATGCCGATTATGTTCTTGCAATTGTTATTCATATTAATGGTAACAATGGTTGTAAAATTTTTGGCGAGGTTCATCGTGAAAGGGACTTTGACCAGAAGCAAAGTAAACCACGATTTCGCTTGATGAATGAAGTTTATAAAGTTTCGGAATTGTATTTAAAGTTAGCTGATGTACTTGATGGTCGACATGTAGAAGTTCATTTGGATATTAACCCAAATGAGATGCATGGATCAAGTTGTGTTATCAACGAAGCTGTTGGTTATATACGAGGCACTTGTAATGTGATTCCTCTTGTAAAACCAAAAGCGTTTGCAGCATCATACGCAGCAGATAGATTTAAAAGTTTAGCAGCCTAAATGCGGGTATCCTCCTGGGAGAGGACTTAGCCTTCCAAGCTAACGGAGTCGGTTCGAATCCGGCTACCCGCTCCAATAATTATGTTACTTACGCAGAAAAAAACTACTAATGTGATTGTCAATGGCACTTTTGATATTTTGCATGTTGGGCATTTAAAATTGCTCAATTATGCAAAGTCTCTCGGTGACCATTTGACAGTTGCTATTGATACTGATCGCCGAATTAAAGCGAAGAAGGGCCAATCTCGACCAATAAATAATGAGTACGAGCGTAAGACTATGCTTGAACATTTGAAATCGGTCGACCAGGTAGTTATTTTCGATTCTGACGAAGAACTTATTGATCTTGTGAAGAATTCTGATATAATGGTCAAAGGTTCTGATTACAAAGGCAAGTCAGTCATCGGCGAAACATATTGCAAGAAAGTGATTTATTATGACCGCATCGAAGGTTATTCAACTACGCAAAAAATTCAGAGTATTGTTGATCGGTGATGATTGTGTTGATGTATATCGTTATGGTGTAGTTGAACGACTATCACCTGAAGCTCCAGTTCCTGTTTTTAAATTTTCCTATGATGAAACAAAGCCGGGTATGGCTGCAAATGTATTGGAAAATTTAAAAGCATTAGGTTGTGATACTGATTATTTTCACGGCGGAACTTCCACTAAAACAAGATTGATTGATTTACGAAGCGGTCAACATATTGTACGAATTGATGATGATTGTGCTTGCCAACCTGTAAGTCTTAATGGTGATTTGAATTTAAATCGTTACGATGCAATTGTAATTTCAGATTACAATAAAGGTTCTGTTTCATATGAATTGATTCAAAATTTAAGAAAGTTTTTCGAAGGCCCAATTTTTGTAGATACGAAGAAAAAAGATTTGCAGCGCCTTGATGGTTGTTATATCAAAATAAATTTGGCAGAATATAACGCACTTCAAACTCCAACATTTGATTCAAAGATGATTGTTACAATGGGTGAAGAGGGTGCTATGTTTAATTCTAAAATTTATCCGGCGCCTGAAGTTGAAGTGGTAGATGTTACTGGCGCAGGAGATACCTTTCTTGCCGCACTCACATACAAATTTTTGTTAACATCTAACATAGATAAATCAATAGAGTTTGCAATTAAAGCCAGTTCAATTACTGTGCAACATATGGGCGTTCATGCTCCAAAATTGGAAGAAATATGCGACTAGAAGGTTTTGTTGAAAAAGGTTGGGGTCACGAATTAATTTGGTGCACCAATGACAAATATTGTGGCAAATTGCTCAAGTTTAATAAAGGTGCGAAATTCAGTATGCACTTTCATGCTGAGAAAGATGAGTCGTGGTATATTCTAGACGGAAAGTTCCTTATCAAATTTATTGAAACCAAAGATGCTAGTTTACATGAAATTGAACTAAAATCAGGAGAAGTGTGGCGCAATAAGCCACTACAACCACATCAAGTAATTTGTTTAGAAGAAGGCACTATTATTGAAGTTAGTACGCCTGATAGTGTTGAAGATAATTATCGTGTGATGCCAGGAGATTCGCAAAAATGAAAATACTATTGACAGGTTACAAAGGTTTTATTGGAACAAACATGTTCCAAGCATTGAAGCAAAAACACGAAGTTGTTGGCTTCGATTGGAGTGATGATTTTCCAGATGTGTCTGGTTTCGACTGGGTGTTTCATCTAGGTGCGATTAGCGCTACTACAGAAAAAGATGTAGAAAAAGTTATGCGTCATAACTATGATTTTTCTGTAGCTCTTTATGAAGACTGTGTATTCAATGATGTTAATATGCAATATGCTTCTTCAGCACAGTTGTATGGACTTGGTACAAACTTTAATGAAGATGCGCCTGTAGATCCTCGCTCACCATATGCCTGGTCAAAGTATCTTTTCGAGCGCTATGTTCGTATGAATCAATCGCCTGAGATTATTGTTCAAGGTTTTCGGTATTTTAATGTTTATGGTCCGAACGAATCACACAAAGGTGATCAAGCAAGTCCATTTACAAAGTTTCGTAAACAAAAAGAAGAACTTGGTTACATCACAGTATTTGAACCGGCCGGCAAATACAAGCGAGATTTCATTCATGTGGACGAAGTAATTGATTATCAGATGAAGTTTTTGAATGTGAAAGAATCTGGTGTGTGGAATATTGGCACTGGCAAAACAATGAGTTTCTTGGAAGTAGCACAGTCAATTGGTGGTGAAATCCGAGAAATTCCTATACCAGATCATATTAGGCCATTTTATCAAGAATATACTTGCGCCGACATGACAAAGACAAAAGAAACTTTGGGGAGATATTATTAAAATGGAGATAGGAAATGTTTCTGTAAAAAATTTTCAAGTTTTAATTATTGATAATTTTTTTAGTCCAAATGAATTGGATTTAGTTTTTAATGAATGTCTATTTTTGTGTGATGATGAAAAATTAAAATCTGCTAAAGAAACTGGTTCGGCCACACATAAAGATAGACTTTTGAAGAACAACAAAGGCCTTTTTTTACAAGATGTTTATTTAGATCAAAATATTTCTGATATTTTGTTTTTTAATAAAAAAATGCTGGAACCAAATTTTGTTAATCATTTGATAAGCTTTGATGTTGTTTATCGATATATTAGATATTCAAACCGTCTTAACACTCTTTTGAGTTATTATGAGAATGATGACTATTACGAACCACATTGCGATGAATCAAAAATTACAGCTATAACTTGGCTCTTTAAAACGCCAAAATTATTTTCTGGTGGTGATTTGATCATTGAAAATGAATGGCAAATTAAATGTATGGATAATAGAACTGTTATCTTTCCGTCTATTCTTCAACATGAAGTTACAAAAGTTGAAATGCAATCGGAAAATATTGGAACTAAAAGTGGAAGATTTTCAATAACTACATTTATAGAATAAACCGAGTTAGCTCAGCGGTAGAGCAACGCCCTTACAAGGCGTGGGTCGGTGGTTCGATCCCACTACTCGGTACCAGGCCCCGGTGACGGAATTGGTATACGTGTTGGTCTTAGAAGCCAAATTTTAGGAGTTCGACTCTCCTCTGGGGCACCAATTAAAGCGACTGTGGTGAAATAGGTAGACACAAGGGACTTAAAATCCCTCGGCGCAAGCCATACCGGTTCGATTCCGGTCAGTCGCACCAAATATCTGTCCGTAGCTCAGTAGGATTAGAGCAACAGCCTTCTAAGCTGTGGGTCGGGGGTTCGAATCCCTCCGGACAGGCCAAAACCTTATAAATAACAAGTTCGATATATATTTTGCTCTTCTTTGATTGTCGTAAATGAGTCAATCATAGGAGACAGAATGAAAAAACTTTTAGTCGCTTTGTTTATGCTTGCGACTGCTAGTTTAGTCTACGCACAGACAACTAGTACACAGTCCACTACAGGTGGCACTACAACAAGCACAACTACACCCATCAATCAGGGTAGTTATGATTCAAAGACCTTAGTAGATACTAACTCTACTTCGAATAGCACAAGTACCGTTACGACAAATAATAACAGTACGAGCACAAGCACGACCACTAGCAACAGTACAGTTAACAGTACAAATGTTAACACAAACAACAATGTTAATAGTGGCACCGTTACTTACAATAACAATAATAACAATGTGCAAAGTGGAACAGTTACAAACATCAATCAAAACACCACAAATGGCACCATCACAAACAATAACAACAATGTGATGAGCGGTTCTGTTACTTACACAAACAATAATGTACAAAGTGGAACGGTTACAAACAATAACAACAATGTAAACACGAACACTTCCACATCGACAAACACAAATACCAACCATAACATCAATAGCGGCACACAAACATTTAACAATAACAATGTAAGCACTAGCAATAACACAAACACAAATCATAATATCAATTCTGGTACAATGACATATAATAACAATAATGTCAGCACTAGCACTAATATTAACAAAAATGAAAATACTGGTACAATGACAAATAACAACAATAATGTTAATACTTCAACAAGTACCAGCGTAAACACAAATGTTAACACTAGCACAAGCCAAAATACAAATGTAAATCAGAATATCAATTCTGGTACAATGACATATAACAATAATAATGTGAATCAGACAACAAGCACAAATGTAAATCAAAATAACAGCACATCAACCGCAACCAATGTTAATCAAAACATTCAGTCGGGTGAAATGACCAATCGCAACATCAATGAAAGCACTGTTACACAAAAAGTCATTCAACCACCGCCAACAGCAATTGCTCCTGCAATGATGAGTATGGGTTCAGACCTTTGCGTAACTGGCGTTTCTGGTGCTACACAAACTCAAGTGTTTGGTTTGAGTTTTGGTGGCACAATGCGTGATCAAAATTGCGAAAGATTAAAACTTTCCAAAACACTATTTGACATGGGAATGAAAGTAGCCGCTGTTGCTACTATGTGTCAAGACCGTAGAGTATTTGACGCTATGATGGCCGCCGGCACTCCTTGTCCATTTGAAGGTTTGATTGGTGAACAAGCTAAAGTCGCTTGGGCTGCAAATCCAGACAAAATTCCTAAAGCTATAAGAGAATGAAAAATTTCTTTGTTGCTTTGATGATTTTTGTTTCATCAATTGCGACTGCTCAAACAATAAATACGCTTGATCCAACTCAAATTTATACCACAGGAAATGTGGTGCAACCGACTGTTTCTGGTACAAACACGACACCATGGGTAAATGGTGTTTACCAAGATAGTTTGACTTGTTGGACTTGGGGTAATCCTGGCTATTGTGGTCCAAATGCTATTGTACGACCTGGCAATAACATCAACTTTTCATTCGGCACTACAAATCTATATCAGATGCAACTCATATCCAATCTTCTTCCGAATTCAGGAACTGGATTGCGTGTGAACGGTTATAATTTCAGTTTCATGGCAAAAAACGGCAATGGTTGGGACGATGGTCGAATTGACTATCTTAACGCATATGTGAGTTTTTATGATTCAAAAGGATCAACTGTTTTCAATCAAAACTATAATTTAACATATAAGTTTGATTGGACAAATTTTAATTTTTCGGAAAACTTCACAACGCCATTCGCTACAAAAGATTTAGGAAGTGTTCAGTATGGTTTTGTGGGTCGTGATAACAATGGTTGGGCTGGGCCATATGGACCTGAAGTTTACAATGTGAGTTTTAGTTTAAAATACTCGGTCGATCCATGTTTTAATAATCCATTGTATAGTTCTAGTTGTCCCGGTTTTGCTGAAGCGCTTGCAAAATTAACACCGCCAGCGCCTACAAATACAACCGAAACTGTAACAAACACAAGCACAACAAGTTCAACGCTTCAACCGCCAACAACAACGGTAACACAAACACCGGTAGTTGAAACAGTTTCAACCACAACAACGACACCATCAGTAACATTGACAACAACTGGAAATAATAAAGAAACTTCCGTCAATTCAAATGGAGTTTCAATTGGTTTAAGTGTTATTGCTAGAAATCAACAGAGAGAACAATCTATAGCAATGCAAGCTTCACAAAATGCAATTGCTGCAACTGAACAAACCGCACAACAAGCACAACAAGAAGCGGTTAGTGTTGCTCAGTCTTCAAGTTCATCCAGTAACCAAAATTTCAATAGTTCTCCCTCAAGAAATAACTTGATAGTACAAAGAAGCGATGCGGCAGTTTTACAGACACAAACCACACAATCGTCATCTATCATTTCATCTTTTACACAACCAGGTGTGCAAACTTCCGTTGTAAGAACGAATGACACAAATAGACTTGGTTTAACAAGTAACACTTTTTCAGATGGTTCAAATATACAATCGACAGTTGCAATAAATTTATCTCAAGAACAAACACAAGTTGCACAATCACAAGTAACATATTCATTATTACCACCTCAACAACAAGTACAACAGATAGCGACACAATCTTTTAGTTCGTTTGTAAATGAAACCTCACAAACACCAC